CATTTTTTAGTTTTTCTTTTCGGTTTTGTTGGTGGTGGAGAGCATTGTTTTTTAGGTTTTATCTCTATGATAAACTTCTTAATGGAATCATCATGTTGTTTTATTTTAATATAAAAATCTGGAAAGTATCTATGTATTCTACCATCCCAAGGAGATAAATAGGGTATAATGACTTCTTCACTGCCCCATTCAATAACAGATTCATTGGTATCGCAATACACCATAAATTTGCGCTCCCATAGGGAACGGTAAACGATCCTTTGTGGATCACCTCTATATTTTTTGGGTTTTTTTGCTATGTATCTACCAGAATAAGACATGACTTATAAATAATATATATGGGGATATAAAAATGACATTTAATCTTACCGCAGCTCGTAATGCCTCTTTGAGTTCGGGAGCATTTGCGCAGACCACTAACATATCAACTTCGACCACTACTACCAAGGGCGTCGAAGAAGTAGAGTCGGTAACTGATGACGATGGCCATCATCATGGTAAATTTACTACAACAAAATTAGCATATCCGCTTGGTGTAGGGCAAGACTTAGATCAGGGTCATTGGATTCTGTTTGAAATCTTAGCACAAACTCCTGGGCAACTTGCAGCTGCTAGAACTAAAGAAGCACAAGCAGAAACTGCTGAACGTGCAAATCGTGCAGACCAAGCTCAATTGGGCGCTTCGGGGCCCTTTGGTGGACCTGCAGCATTCCCAAGTTTGGATAGAAATCAAACTCCAGCACCATCTGGAATAGATAAATTGATCCATCGACCCCAACATGCTGGTCCGGCGAATTCTTCCATTCAAATGAAGAAAAAAAGTACAATACGATTAGATACTGTGATTGCTCTTTATATGCCTCCCTCTGTTCAAGTTAAATATGATGTAACATATGCAGATCAGGAAATAGGACTTTTAGCAGAAACTGGTTTTTCTGCTCTAAAAGCATTCCAACAAAAGCAAGGCGGTCTTTTGGACAAAACCGTGGCAGGAGTTGAAACAGCAGCTGGGGGTCTTGGAGCTGCAGCAGCTCAATTTGGTATGACCAAAATTGCCGGTTTGGGTGGAATAGCACAAGGTGCAGCAGCTGTTATCGCAATAGAAAGAGGTCAAGTTATCACTCCAAGAATGGAATTGATGTTTGAAGGAATGGGCCGTAGGTCATTTAGTTATTCATTTACATTCATACCCAAGAGTGAAAATGAAGCTAAAGTTGTAGAGAAAATTGTGATGCATTTTAAAAAACATATGATGCCCAATTTTGCAAATAGTTTTACTAGTGGTGCTGATGGTGTGCGAGAAATGACAATACCTGATCATTTTAACATAAGATATATGTATAGGGATCGGGTAAATACCCATCTTAATCTAATCCAGACATGTGCTCTTAAAAGTATGGATGTAGATTATGGCGCAGAAAGATTTACTGCGTATGCTGGAGGTCGGCCACAGACAACTAAAATATCGCTGAACTTTGGCGAATTCAATATTATGAGTAGAGATCATATTGAGGCAGGACACTAGTCATGTACTTTGAAAATTTTCCTGTCGTTCTATATGATTCTGTTGGAAAGGGTAATTTTAAATTTGCAACAAATTTATTGCGCCGTGTAGGTCTGCGAACTAAGGTTAAGAGTAACGTACTATTATTTGACACTTATGATATTCGTAGTGGTCAAACTCCCGAAGAAATTGCTGATAAATTATATAATGATCCAGAACTTCATTGGGTGATTTTAATGGTAAATGATATCACTGATAGATATCACCAATGGCCATTGAATGAAAACCAATTCATTGCACATATTAATGACAAATATGATGACATTAATGCAGTACATCATTATGAGACAACACAGACTTCTGGTGATACCACCCTTAAAATTGATGTCGGTACAGTTAATACAGATTATCCTAGTGCTACTGCTATCACTAATTATGAATATGAAGTGGCCCTAGAAGATGAAAAACGACAAATCAGATTACTTGATCCAAGGTATATTGGCACTTTTATAGAAGAGTTTGAACAATTGATGAAGGAAGATTTTGCATAATGGCTGAGGGTTTACAACAAGCCGGTGAATTTAAGATTGAAAGGTGTGAACTTATTACCTCTTCTGGTATGATGATTGATCTTAAAACATCAATCATGGGACTAACTCTTTTTGAAGATATATCTTCATTAACGGTTAGTGGCTCAATAATCGTGGAAGATTCGGTAAATATGGTGTCACATGGCCCCATTATCGGTCAAGAATATCTTTATCTTAAAATTAAAACTCCAGGCTTTACCGGAGCTGGTGAGGGAGTTATAGATTTTTCTGAAAATGTATTTTTAGTACATTCTCTAGCCGCTAGAGAAAAGGTAAAGAATCATATTCAAGTATATTCATTAAATATTGTAAGTCAGGAATTAATAAAGAACCAAAGACTTAAAGTTATGCAAAGTTTAACGGCGAGTTGGTCTGATATTGTTAAAAAAATGTTAACAGATACAGCTTATCTAGACACTAAAAAAAATATAGTTATAGAACCAAGTGCTGGTATAAAGAAATTTGTTTCTCCAAATATTAGACCTTTAGATGTTGTTAAACTGGCCACAAAACAGGCTGTTTCGACATTTAAAGGACAATCCACATATTTGTTTTACGAAACCCTGAAGGGGTTTAACTTCAGGACTCTCGCAAGTTTGTACAATGTGGCATCACAATTAGAATACACTACATTTGTTCCTGGCACAAATATGGATAAAACAGGGTATATAGATGTATTGAAAGATTTGCAAACAATTCTTAGTTATTCTATAATTTCAAATAACGATAACATTGTAAATTATAGAAGTGGAATGTATGGGTCAAAACTCATAGTACATGATATCATTGGTAAAAATTATAGAACTGATATATATAATTATCACGATAATTTTAAAAATGAACATCATATTGTTGGTGGAGTTACAACAGAAGCAACCGAATACCCACTTGCAAGTGGTCTTTCTGTTAATGAGAAAAATCAGAGAGTTTCCGATTTTCATGCTAGAACATTTTTAATGCCAACATCTAAAACTGCTGAAAATGATGCTCAACATAATACAGACATTAATAATAATCCATATAGACGATATGATCCCGAAAATTGGGTTCAATCAAGAAATTCTCAAATGATACAATTAGAGAATGGTTTCAATATAAACATTGAAGTTCATGGAAATACGTTGATAAATGTTGGAGATATAGTAACAGTTAATCTTCCATACACGGGAGTTATCAGGGGGAATACTCACTACGATAGATTTTATCGCGGTAGGTTTCTAATTAAAACAATTAGACATGACTTTAATATATTAGCTCAACCAGCACAACATACAATGTCTATGAATTTAGTGAAAGATTCTTTAGAAGAACAAATATCTGCACCTGATGATAATTATGAACCATCTGCTAAAGAAAATGGTATTATTAAAGAATATCAGTATGCGTAATTAAATAAGGAGAATAGCTCATCAAAAAAAACTCTAATTCAATATCCAAGAAATCAAATCTGAAAAAGGGAATCAAAACAATGGCTAGAACCAAAAACAGACTCAAGAAAATGACTTTCCAAAAACAATCCCGTACTAAATCATTTGAATATGAACCACTTTCTGATAATGATAAATACATTATACGACTAGCAGGATATAGAAAAGAGTTACGAAATAGGACAACCAATGAAGACATTTCACGAATTACAAGAGGGAGTTTACGATCCCAACATATTTAAGGCGTTCTTCTTAGCTGGTGGTCCTGGCAGCGGTAAGTCATATGTTGTCAGGCAAACCACTGGTGGTACGGGACTCAAATCAGTCAACTCTGATGAGGCATTTGAACATCTGCTGACAAAGGCTGGACTGTCTCTAAAAATGCCTCCAGAAGAGGAACAACCAAGAGGTGTTGAACGATCTCGAGCAAAAGCTTTGACTGCTGCAAGAAAAGCAAACTACCTTGAAGGTCGTCTTGGACTTATTATAGATGGTACAGGTAAAGATGCAGACAAGATATTAAAACAGAAAGCTGGTCTTGAAGAGCTCGGGTATGATACATACATGATCTTTGTAAACACTTCATTGGATGTTGCACTACAGCGTAATGCAGTACGAGCACGATCTGTTCCAGAACCAATGGTAGTAAAATCGTGGAAAGACGTTCAGTCCAACATAG